ATGGTAGCCGGCAAAGAGGTAACACCAAGCGATGTATCGAGCACAGAACGGCTCATGAGGTATTGGGCGGAAGGGCCAGGCGCAGCCAAGATCGGATGGGGCACGAAGGATGACTTCTACAGGTGCGAGGCCCTTCTCAGCAAGTACGTCGGCCCAGATCAGGTGAAGGGCCTGTGCTCAAATCTACATGAGCGTGCCACCGGTTTCAGGCCGGGACACGCACCTTCGGAACAGTAGCAAACGCTGTCCCGTATATAGAGCGCCGTGCCAGGGCTGCGTGAGGGCTTTACGTACGCGCTCGACTCAGCTATAATCTACGCGAGCAAGGATGAGGAATGAGCGAGACTGCTACTGAAGACACTGGCGCTACCGGAGAGGCCGGCGCAACCGGAGCCGACGCTGCAGGAGAGCACCCCGAAGATCAAGGTGCCGAAGAGCAGCTCCACGAGGTCATGCAAGAGCAAGACCCTGACGAGCTGACGAAGCAGGTAGAGCACTGGAAGCAAATGGCCCGGCGGCACGAACGTACCGCTCGGGATAACTCTGGCGCTGCTAAGAAGTGGCGCGATCAAGAGGATGCCAACAAGTCTGAAGTTCAGAAGGCGCTAGAAGCCCAGCAAGCGGCAGAGCAAGAGCGAGATGCCTTGAAGATGTCGCAGAGCAGGATGACTGCAGCCGTCACTCATAACCTGTCGCCCGACCTGATCGACTACCTCGGAGATGGAACCTCTGAGGAGATCAGCGAACGGGCAGAGCGTTTGGTAGGTATCATCGAGGCAGAAGTCACGAAGCGGATGCAAGCACAGCAAGGCCAGCAAGGAAACGGTGGCCGCTCAGGCGGTGGCCGTCCAGCCGAACGGCTAACTGGTATGCGTGCAGGCGCAGCTCCGTCAGACAACGCGACGATGACATCAGACCAGATGTTCCGACGGCTTATGACCGGTAGTGAGTAATCCAATCTAGCGCAGGCCGAGCGTTACATCACAGTACCGCGCTTGCGCGGAAAGAGCAGTCATGCCTACGTACGGAACGCATATTGCGCGTACCACGACAGGCTCTGACCCGCTGATTCCTGAGCCTCTGGCAGCCGAGATCATCCAGATGGCGCCAACTCAGAGCGCGGCACTGAGCCTGATGAACAGTACGACACTCTCATCCAAGACGCAGCGCCAGCCCGTCCTCGACGTGCTGCCGGTCGCGTACTGGGTCGGTGGCGACACCGGCATGAAGCAGACGACCATGGAGCAGTGGAAGAACGTGGTCATGGTCGTCGAGGAACTGGCCGTCATCGTACCGATCCCCGAGGCATATCTTGACGACGCGGATGTGCCGCTCTGGGGCCAGGTCCAGCCTCGCATCGTGGAGGCCGTCGGCCAGATGATTGACTACGCCGTTATCTGGGGCGTCAACAAGCCGACCACCTGGGGCGAGTCTGTTTTCCAAGGCGCGCTCAAGTCCAGCCAAGCTCTTGTTGAGGGCGCATCAGCTTCAACCGACCTCGGCCAGGACGTGTCCAACCTCGGTTTCCTGATGGCGCAGAATGGTTACGCGGTCAAGGGCTTCGCGGCCCAGCCGGGTATCAACTGGCGTCTCGTCGGCATCCGCTCCGCGCAGGGCGTGCCGATCTACCAGCCCGACATGCAGTCTGGGGCGGGCGGTACGCTGTACGGATACAGGATGGCCGAGATCGACAACGGCTCGTGGAACGCTACAGTGGCGAGCGGCGCTACGCTGATCTGCGGAGACTTCAGCAAGGCGATCATCGGCCTGCGCAAGGACATCTCGTTCAAGATGTTCACCGAGGGCGTCATCTCGGACGACTCCGGCAAGGTCATCCTGAACCTCATGCAGCAGGACTCCGTGGCCCTACGTATGACGATGCGGCTCGCGTACGCGACGGTTAACCCGGTCACGATCATGCAGCCTAACAAGACGATCACCCAGCGCTGGCCGTTCGGCGCTCTCCTGCCGAAGACCAGCACGCTGACCGCCGCGCCGCCTATCAACGTCATCCAGGCACCTCCGTACCCGTACACCGGCAGCTTCATGGCCGACGACGGACCCGGCACGGCCGAGCTGGACAACGAGCAGGACACGCCGGCCATGGAGGCTCACAACCAGGCTGTCGACGAGACACGCGAGGAACGCCAGGCCGTGACCTCGCGGTCAAGGCGTCAAGGCTCTCAGCAAGAGCGCCAGAGCCAGCAGGAACGACGCACCAGCAAGGAGTAGCCGGTGACAACTCCGGCTGGAGGTCTGCCTAGTCTGGCTACGCCCGATGATATCGTGGCCAGGCTAGGCAGGAACCTGAACCAGACAGAGGCAGCTCGCGTCGATGCGATGCTGAAGGATGGTAGCGCTATCATCCGTCGGCGGGCGCGGAACACCTTCATGTACGTGGCATCTGACCTGATCACCATGTCAGCGTCGGACGGTCTCATTGTGTTGCCCGGACGGCCGATCTATAGCATCATATCGGTAGTGGCGAAGTCTGGCAATGTGATGATACCGGACATCCCTATCACCTGGTTCATTTTCGACGGCATAGATACGGTTACCATTCCAGAGCCTAGCTTCTCGGGCATCATCAATTTGCCCAGCTTCTGGTACGTCGACCAGTGGTATAGTCACTCGTATGACACTACGTATGAGCACGGCTACAAGGATGTGCCTGCAGACATTGAGGGCCTTCTGTGCTCGGCCATCATCTCGGAGCTAGCCACGCCGACGCAGTCAGCAACTATTCAGGCTGAGACGGTTGGAGCGTATAGCTATACGATGCGCCGGAACCTGAGCGCTGGCTCTAGCGGCGGGTCACCCGCAATGGCCGGTATCTACGCGGCGCTCAGGGACTTCGGCATGGAAGAGATACTAGCCGACTACAGGATGAAGGCGGGCTCGATCGCGGTGAGGCGGAGTTAATGTATCCAGCACTGCCATACGGTAAGATGGTGACACTGCGTCGCCGTGTAGTGGCAGGACAGGATGAATACAACAACGACACCTTTACCATTACGGAAGTTACGGTCGGACCCTGTTCAGTGCAGCAGGGGCATAGCGCAGAGACGGTGTCATACACAGACCGCGTTACGACCGACATTACGGTGTATGTGCCGTACGGGACTGATGTTGGTTTCATTGATGCTATCATCGTGGACGGCGCAGAATACGAGATTACTGGAGACCCAGCGCATTGGGTGTCTCCGTTCTCTGGTCGTACCGCACCGATCCGCATCGAGGGCCAACTGGTGAAGGGAGCGTCCCCGTGAGTTACGAGCCTGACCAAGTGGGTATGAGTCGCTTCCTCAATTCCGTGGGAATGCTGGGCGTAGTCAAGCATTACGGCGACAAGATCAAGGACCGCGCTGAGGCTCTAGCCCCGGTCGGTTCGCCATGGGAGCCGGATGAGCACGCGGGTCGATACAAGGCGAGCTTTAGCGTCGAGGTCCATACGCTTGGCGGAGCTACTCACGACCGCGCGGAGGCTATTGTCAGCAACGACTCGCCAGAGGCCGTGTATGTAGAGTTCGGCGAGAGGGGCGGCGAGCCCTATCACACTCTGCTCCGCGCGGCTATGGAAGCGAGGGGCCTGTTATGCCAATCGCTCGGGTTGTAACTGTTATGCCGGACGTGGAGATTGCTCTGTTGTACGCCCTCGGGCAGATGGAGCCGAACATTCGGTTTGTGACCGAAATGCCGACCGGCGACCTGGCGAGGATTACATGCCGTATCAGGCGTATTAGCGGGACGATGGGAGTCCATATATGGATGGACCATCCCGTCGTGGACATAGACCTCTGGGGACAGGTAAACCAGGGAATCAAGATGGCAGACGTATCTGCCGCCGCGCGGAATGTTCAGGCAGACATGCAGTCCCTGAACAGCGCCATAGTATTGAACGGAGTGATACAGCATATAACGGTAATCAGCGGTCCCAAGTTTGTATCGGAGGTAAACCCCGGCCTGTTCCGTAACAACGCGACATATCTCGTTCGCATTCATCCATAGGAGTAGAAGTGTCTACAGCAGAAAAGAATTACCAGGAAGCCAACCCCCAGGTTACCGCAGATGACCCCACCCAGTTCGGACTCACTCCCCCGGCGACTGGCCCGTACAAGGACAACAACCTGCTCTACGCCGCTGGCGATGTCGTGGTCTGGGCCGGACTCCCCAACCTCGGCGCTCCGCTCGGCTTCGAGGACCCGTCAGGTATCACCGCCGGCACATACAAGTGCCTCGGCTGGGTCGACGTGACCGGCTACATCTTCAAGCTCGACGAGACCGTCAAGGACGTACCGGCTGCTGGCGTGCTCACCCCGATCCGTACCCTACTCACCGGCGGCACCAAGACCGTCCAGGCGACGTTCCTGGAAGGCATGAACCCGTACGTCCTGGCGATGTACGATGACGTGCCAGTCTTCCCTGTGGCATCGTCTCCTCTCAAGGCCACGACTACGGCAACGTCGGCTCTCCCCATCAACTCCGCGGTCTATACGATTCCCGACCCGCCGGCCGACAACCGGTATGGCCTGATCTTCGACAGCATCGACGGCACGAAGCAGGAGCGCCTGTACGCGCCGTTCGCCAAGGTGACCGCTCGCGGGAACCGGCAGGCCCAGCAGGGCGACATCATCTCGACGGACTTGACCTTCACGTTCTACCCCGGCACCATCGGGTCGAACACCCAGGCCGTCGCGCAGCGGGCCGTGAACTACGGCAAGGCCATGACAACCTACTTCACCTGATAGGCGGTCATCATGGCTGTTCCAAAGTCAGAGCGCGAT